TACTAAGGGTATTGGCTATCTTCTTGTTACTATAGATAAAGATGCTGATAATGGCATGGGTGAAGTAGTTATACAGCAACCAGAACCTTTTGATATATTTATAGATCCTAAGTCAAGAGATATGCTTTTCCGTGATGCAGCCTTTGTTATGATTCGCAAGGTATTACCTAAGAATCACCTAATGAAGATATTTCCTGATCAGAAACGTAAAATTGCTAATTCAACTAGTGATGATCAGTCTCAAGCTACGTATTCAGTAAGATCCTTAGATCAAGAACAGAAATTATTTACATACAATGATGATGTAGATTCAGATATAGCAATAACTGCCAAGGGAGAGCAAGATCAATTAGTTGAATTCTTTGAAATGTATGAGAAGATTAAGGTTTCTTATATGAATTTATTCTATCGTATCCCACCCGATGAAGAGCAGTTAAAGATTATAAAGCAGCAGGCTAATGTACAGATGAAAGAAATGCAGTCTGAAATGGAAGTACAGCTATTAGAGCAACAACGACAAATGGAGGAGGCAGTCCAAGCTGGTGAAATGCTCCCAGAGAGATATGAACTTGAAATGCAGAAAGCTCAGGAGATGATGGTACAGCAACTACAGGTAGCTGAGCAGGAAATTATGAGTCAGCTTCAAGCAGAAGCATCTAAGATTGAAAATAAAGTTGTTACTGAAAAAGAATTTAACATCTTAATGAAGGATCCTCAAATAGCTAAGAATGTAGTGGATCAGGTACAGTTCTACTCTACTCGTGTAAAGCAGACTTGTCTAGCAGGTGATAAGCTTTTATATGAGCAAGTTCTACCTGATACTATTAAAGAGTATCCATTAGTTCCATTTCATTATAAGTGGACCGGAACTCCATATCCGATATCAGCTGTCTCACCACTTATTGGTAAACAGCAGGAAATAAATAAAGCACATCAGATTATGGTACATAATGCTTCATTAGGCTCTAGTCTTCGTTGGATGTATGAAGAAGGCTCTATTGATGCTGAGATATGGGAAAAATACTCTTCCAGTCCAGGAGCTTTACTTCCAATTAGACCTGGAGTTGAGAGACCTACTCCAGTAATCCCAGCTCCTCTTGCTAGTGCCTTTTTCCAGATAGTTCAAGAAGGTAAGGGTGATATGGAGTATTTGGCTGGTATATATAGCTCTATGATGGGAGATAGTTCTCAAGCAGGAGAAACTTATCGTGGCATGCTGGCTTTAGATGAGTATGGTACTAGACGTATAAAGCAATGGATGAGTACCTCTATTGAACCTGCTTTACGTCAATTAGGAACTATGGTGCTTCAATTCTCACAATCTACATATTCAGCCTATAAACGGTTTAGATTGATTCAACCTTCTGCTATTCAAGAAGGAAGAGATCAGGAAGTAAATATTCCTATCTATAACGATATGGGAGAAGCTATAGGCAAATCAATGGACATAGCTACAGTTAAGTATGATGTTCGTATTATTCAGGGATCTACACTACCTATCAATAGATGGGCATACTTAGAAGAATTAAAGCAACTAATGCAGCTTGGTGTAATAGATGATATAGCTGTACTTGCTGAAACTGATCTAAAGAATAAGGAAAATATTGTAAAAAGGAAATCATTATATGCACAGTTGTCGGGGCAAGTTGAACAGCTTAATGAGGCGGTCAAAGATAAGGACGGCACGATTGAGACCCTTGAAAGACAATTGGTACAAGCTGGCATTAAACAAAAAGTTATGCAGGCCGATGTTGAGATTAATAAAAAGAAAGAAGAAGTAAAATCTCAGATGGGTAAGCAGTATATTGAAACAGAAGGAAAGCAAAAATTATTACGGAATGTAATGTCTAATAATGTAGAGTCTCAGAAGCAGCAAGCAGGCAATATGTTACAGTCTGTAAAAAATAGTTTGGAAAGTAATTCCAAAGAATAGTACATTACGCACATTGACCAATTCTAAAAGGAGATATAATGGCAGAAGAACAAGGTAACCCTGAGATCGGAATGCAAGCAGATTCATTAGAAGCTGCAGAAGCACAGCAAACCGATGCAGGCTCCTCGGATTTTTTCAACCAACTCGAAAATGAAGTTAATGGTGGAATAATAGATAACACTGAGGTAACCCAAAATCAAACAAGTGGCTCCGAACAGGTAACCCACGTACAACACGATGATGGCTCCAATAACGTGAAACAGTCTTCAGATGACAGCACAGACTGGAAAAAGAGATACGAAGATAGTAGTAGAGAAGCTGTCCGCTTGTCAGAACAATACAAATCGGTTGAACCTTTTGTACCAGTTCTGGAAGCGATGAAGAACGATAGTGGATTAGTAGATCATGTTAGGAACTATTTGGTGAAAGGTGGCCAACCAGAAAAGTCAATTCAAGACCATCTCGGTCTTGATGAAGACTTTATGTTCGACCAGCAAGAAGCAATGACAGATCCTGATTCTGATAGTGCTAAACTAATGAATGCTCATGTAGATAGGATGGTACAAGGCAGAGTTGGACAGATGATCCAAGCTGAAAAGCAAAGGGCTCAACAAATTCAGCAAGCCAATACCAGAGTAACTGAAGAGCAGACATTTAGAGATAAGCATAAGATGTCAGATCAAGATTTTGAAACATTCAAAGCTAAGGCTCAGGAGCATGTAATGACATTAGATGATGTTAATTACTTGTTAAACCGGAACCAGAACAATGAGAATGTAGCAAATTCTACAAAGAAGGATATGTTAAACCAAATGAAGAATGTCAGAAACATGCCTACTTCCGCATCGGGAGCAAACAATCAAGACCCAGGAAGATCAGAATCAGACGAAGTGTTTGATGCGATAAAGGGCCTTGATGAAGGTGTTGACAACTTGTTTGGTTAGGCTTATATAAAATTTATGTAGTCTATCCGAACTTAATTCTAATTAAGGAGATAGACAAATGGCGGATGTTCTTAATGTAACCGGTAGTAATTATACTGACGGTTCCATAGAGAGAGGTGAATCCTCAGTCCAGCTTAATACAGGTGCTCTTCGCAGAAAGTATAACTTTGGCGATAAAGTATCTGAATTGAACTTGGCTCAGGATCCATTCTTTCGATTCGTAAGTATGGTTTCTAAGAAACCGACCGATGATCCTTCTTTTAAGTTTACAGAGAAACGATCATCTTACACTAAAAGATATGCATACATGGCTGATTTTGATGCCACTGGAATAGCAGCACCTGCAACTACAGTTTCGGGTACTGGTAATAACCTTACACTTGCAGTAGGCGATGTGTATTCTTTTGGTTTTTTCACCGACTATAATAATAATGGTAATAACCAGAATATTTATGGTCAAACAGTAAGCTATTATGAAGGAGTTAAAGGTACCCAACCTAAATTCTTCATTCCCGGCCAAATCATAAAAGTCCCTCATGGTGCTGCAAGTACTGAAAATAATCTAGCCTCAGAATTAACAGGCTATTCATTATGGAAAGTAAATTCAGTAGATCTTAGCACTCAGGGAGAAGCTGCTACAGCTAATAGTGCTGTAATTAATAAGGCTATTGTAAATGCAACTTGTGTTAAAGGTGCTGCTGCTGTAGGTTTTATGAGTGCTGTTACTGCTACTAATGCTACAGCAAGTGATGGTGCTGCTGGTTTAGGTGCAGCTACTAGCAATACTACAAAGAGTTCTGATCTAGAATCTCTTGAAGCATTCAAATGCTATGTTGTGGGTACTGCTTTTGCTGCTGGTTCTGGTTATCCAGAATCTTGGCAAGATCAGCCATACAGTACTGCATACGGCCAAACTCAGATCTTTAAAACATCTGCAGTTATGAATAATACTGACCGTGCAACTGTATTGAAATATCAAGGCAACGAGTGGGCACGTATTTGGAAAGAAAAGCTCATTGAACATAAGTGGGATATCGAACAAGCAATGCTTTTCGGTAACCAGAGCTCTACTTACAATACAACTCAAGGTGCTGTTGATTTCATTTCAACATATGGCAATTCTTTCACTTTGCCACTAGCAAGCAAATCTCAGGATTCATTTCTTGATGATATGTCAGCTTTGTTAGATCCACGATATAATAATGCTACTTCAACTGTATTCTTTGCTTCTACAGCAGTTTACAATTGGTTGCATAAACTATCTGGATATTTTGCAAACAATGTTGGTATGATTGATCCCGGAGTTACTACCCCTTCACAGGGTGATGTTTCTATGGGACGTGCTAGCTTTGCTGCAAGCGGTAGAAAGAAAGTGTTTGGTGTTGATATTACAACAATCTCAACTGTTTATGGCGACATGAACGTTGCACGTAACATCCATCTGGATGGTACTAATATTGGATTGTTAGGTATTAACATGAAGTATTGTTCTTACAGACCGTTGGTTGGTAATGGACTTAATCGTGATACTGGAATCTATGTGGGAGTTCAGACTTTAGAGAACTCTGGTGTCGACCGTAGAGTGGATCAGATCTTAACCGAAGCCGGAATGGAATGGAGTTGTCCTGAAACTCATTCTATCTGGATTCAATCATAAGGAGGGATAAACAATGAGTAATCCTTTATATGGACAGAATAAGGCTGATGGTGGTGTTCAAGATCTACTTGATCTGTTTAGTCCAAATCAGCTAGAAAAAACTGAAGGTAAAGGTTTCGTCATGATGAAAGGCTCTGTGTCTTTTGCTGGTGGTGTTACCGATACTTCAAAGGTAATAGTTGAGATTGGAGCTGATAGCTCTATATGGGCTGGTGTTGTTAGGGTTGAAGGAATAGGGGACGATAGTGGTGCTCTAGATTTCGATCTTGGCCTTGTAGCAGATGCTTCGACTCTTGGTGCAGCCTATGGATCTAAAGGTGATGGAATCTACAGCTTGAAACTGCATGAATTTATTGATGAAAGTGGCGAAAGCGTCTTTATATCAATAGATGGAAATACAGTGTCAGCTAGCAGAAACATAACTGTAACTGTTATATTGCTAACAGGTGTTGCACCTGCTAGTTCGTAATAGTTGATTAACTAAAATAATACCTGCCCCCTCTATTGAGATATGGGGTCTCTTCTAGAGGGGGTGGGTACCTTAGGAAAAATTTATGGCATTTCAAGATCAAGTAGAAGACATAACTTCGCTCTCT